TTGGAAATGTTGAAATTGTTTTTGATCGAGAAATAAATACGTGTAAATATTATGAAAACATAGTATCTGCAGAACCATTGTCTGTGTTCTTTCCCGGCCAGGATAATTATGGTTCATTTACATGGTATGGTGAGTTAGACAGTAAAAAACCTAAGTTTTTCAAAGCAGGTAACGAGAACCCAGAATCATATTGCACATTAATATACATATCAACTACAATTATTGAACAAATAATAACAGGGATGGCAAAAGACGAAATATACACTGTTGCTGAATTTTTACAACGAATATCTAGTAGAATATATTATGCTTCGGGCGGAGCTTATGATTTAAAATTAGTCACTCACCCAGATAATCAAAATGCACTACTGTATTATGACAGTAACAACGTTAAGTCATTTAGCAATGTACCCGAGGCATTTAATGTGCCAATGTTTGCAAATACCAAGGCCGGTACTATTGTTAAAGATTTTACTTTCAATGGCAAACTACCGAGTGATGCATCTAATTTGGCATACGTATTAAATCAAAATCCTGCAGATATATCAGAATCAGAAATAGCTCCATTCTTATCATACATGTATAGTGCAACACAGACACAACGAGATGAATTCGGTAATGACACAGTTTTGCATGCACAATCTCCGGAAACATTAAAGAAAATTGAACAGTCTTATAAAGATAATAACGCAAAATATTTAGGTGAACTAACGGGGTCTATAGCAATATATGGTAAAAACATGGATGAAAGTAAAAATCAAACAACATTACATACCAGTTTGCAAAAATACATTCAATATCCTAAATCATCTTTAGAAGACTCCGTTAATTTAAAAGCACCAGTCATACCGTTTGATGCATCATTTACAGTAGAAGGCATAAATGGTTTTAGATATGGAGATGTTTTGGAATTTTCTGGATTACCAAAAAGATATACTAATAACACTGTATTTTGTATCATCGGAATAAACCATAGTGTCTCATCAACCGGTGAATGGAACACCGGAATACAATGCATAATGAGACCTAGAATAGATTTCAAGAAATGAGAATAAAGTCATATTATAGCGCCAATGAAATAGTTAATAATTTATATACTACTGGTCAAGAGCTAATGACTACTGATAATGTGGAGTATGTTGGATTATATCATAAATACACAACAGGCGAAATATATTCACAACCAATATGGAATAAAAATAAATCAGTAAAATTAATTAAATACAAAGAACAACCAGAGTCTGTTATTGAGTACAATAAAATTTCTGATATAGAAATCAATTATAAATCATTTAACACGTATAACGTTGTAATTACCAAAGAAAATATTAATAACGGGTATATTGATAGATTCATAATTAAACGATCTAATGACAACATATTTTACGAAGTTAACAGTGACACATATGATGCATATACTAGCGAAGATATAGATCCGGTATTGTACTCAGCTGTTAAACTTAAATGGTATATTACAGGAAATATCAATGATACGCAACAAGGCAACATAACAATTCCGGGTGTACAGAGCAATAACTACAAAGAATTGCAAACAGCAGAAATCACAGTACCTGGTATATCTTTATATTTTACAGATCTATTACAGTATTATGTTGATAATGACAATGTAACTCCAAAAGATATTAACGGATTGGATTCTTAATAAATTTTTACTATTATATGTTATATGATAGTGGACTATGAATCTGATGTAACGAAGTGTTTGCAAATAATTGCAGATTGCAAGACATTGTTAGTTCCTATCTACGCAAACTCAACATCACATACATGTATTCAAGATATATACGCAATCTACGTTTATTGTGAAGATGAGAGTGAATGGATAATCCCAATACACCACACTGAACAAATAAGGGGCTTTCCCGAATACGTAAAACAGTTCTTATCATTAACTGATATATTTATCCACGACAAGAAGCGATGGTTACAATCGGGCGGAAACAATGCCGTATGGGACGTTAAGAGTTTATGGTGGTACACGTATAATGAAGCATATGATGAGAATCACTATCCAACTGCAGCACATGAATTTTATTGGAGAAGATTGAAATCTCTTAAAGAGGTAAATGCAGTGATTCCAATGCAGCAACATTTGGCAATGTGTCAAAAGATACGACATTATTCTTGGCCAATGTGTATGAATGCAAAATTAACTGATTCATATTTAAAATTTAACAATTTATATCCTAAAACATTTGCTCAAATAGAAAGTAATGGATTACGAGTTAATAGTAATTTTAAATTTCCTGATCAGGTTAGTGACAATATGGTATATTCGCAATATAATTATCATACCACCACTGGACGGCCAAGTAATGCATTCGGTGGATTCAATTATGCGGCTATGAGCAAAGAAGATGGTACTAGATCTGCATTTTGTAGTCGATTTGATAATGGTGCTTTAATTGAAATGGATTTTGATAGTTATCATGTTAGATTAATTGCAAAACTAATCGGATATAATTTACCTGAAACAAGTATACATGATTATCTCGGCCAATTCTATTTTGGCACAGATGCATTAACAGATGAACAAAGAAATGAAAGCAAATCAATAACATTTCGTCTTTTATATGGAGGTATTGACAAAGAGTTTTTAAGTATTCCATTTTTTCAGCAAGTAAATGATTTTGTGTTTAACCTATGGGATAAGTGGAAACGTAATGGATGCGTAAAAACGCCGATTATTGGTCGCAGTATATGCAAAGATCAAGTTACCAATATGACTTCATTTAAATTGTTTAATTATTATTTACAAGCCACTGAAACAGAAGTATCCGTTAATAAATTATCACAACTTCAAGACTATTTACAAGATCACAAAACATGTATAATATTATATACATATGACTCCGTATTATTCGATGTTCCTTTATCAGAAGCTAAGAGTATTTTACCAGAATTAAAAAACTTGTTAGAACAAGGGAATTTTCCGGTGAAATGTAAAGTTGGCAATATTTATGATAAAATGAGAACAATTACGTTATGAATATAAATTCTTTAATTACAGAGTGGACATATCGATTACCAAAAGGATATCCCGACTCTGAATCAGATTATCAAGAACTAGATCGTGTATTAACTGAAATGACTGATCTATCCGAAACAGAGCGAATGGCAATTATCCGAAAAGCCAAAGGATTGTCTGAACAAGACGAAGATGAATCACAAGATATATTAGATACCAATGAAGATGAAGTAGTAATAAAAGTTGATGAAATTGATGAAATCAATGAATCATCATATGATTTATTATTAAATGAAGGAGTTACTAAAGACGATCTTATTAATGTAATAAAAACTTCACCTTTATCAGATAAGTTAATCTCTTATATAAGTAGATTGATAGATAGTGCAAATAGTCAAACCAGTGCATTAAACGGATTACAGAATCGTAATTTTGATAATACGACTGCAAAAGCAATGTTTGATAAAGCAGTTGAATTTGAGAGTTATAAACAACTTCAAGGTCTTGTAATTGGCCAAGCACCTGGTATTGATTTTGATAGTCTAGGAACTGATGGAAATTTACAACCATTTATTGACACAATAGGATTTTCGAAAGAATATGCTGATTGGCTATATAATTATAGACCAGCAATTGGAGGTGTAAATGTTGGTGCAGGTGAAAATATGTTACGTGTTATTCTTAAAGGAGGTTATGTTCCAGCAAAAGGCGATGTTGGTGCTGAAGGAATAAAAATTGAATTGAAAGCAACTCAAACAAATAAATCAGGATTTAGAATGAGAGGTCAATCTGGATATGGATCTGGATATGATATAGCATTGACAATGTTTAATGCAATACAAAGAGCATATGGTGATAATTTACCAGATAATTTTCCAGATGTAAGATCTGATACCGCAATTCAATTATATTTTAAATCTGGAAAAGAATCATTAGCTGATACATATCTTAAAGATTTAATAATGAAAAGATTATTAACAAGATCTCAAATTATTGATATATATTCACAAGCACTTAAACAATTTTATAAAAACTATAATGGAGATATTAAATCAGAAATAGCAGATCCAGGAATTAATACAGATGGGACATTTAATGTTTCAGAATTGTTTCCAAGATTAGCAGCATTAGAGTTTAAATATTATGCAGATACTGAACCATGGGATGTTTTAATGACGTTAAATCATCAAAAAGATTATCTAATTTTGTATAAAAATACATCAATTGATAAGTTGACTGATATATTTAAAAATAAGTTTAATATAGCAGCTCCTAATACTAAACCAAAAACTACTAGCCAAGATTCTACGACAGCAGTACAATTAAAAACAAGTTAGGGCTAATCAGTGAGAACACAACTACTGTGCACATTTGCACATCAATCAGATTTAAATATTATAACTGACTATATACAGAAAAGTTATACTATACCAGAGCAACGAATATTTGTGTTTTCTAATGCAGAAAACCCATCTCAGTTATATTGCACATATAATGCAGACGCATCAGAAACGAGAGGACAGAATACTATTAGTATCCACAGAAAAAAAGAAACTAACACATTGTACACAGTTAATGCTCTTAATGCAATTATACGGCGTGTTAATAATGGAGTGTTAGATAAAACATTTCAAGTTGATTGGACCAACTATCGTAATTCATTTATACTAACTGATGATGAGGATTATCGTGTTGTTGATTTATTATTTTTCAAGAAGATTTATTGGAATTGATATATTTATATTTAAAATAACCTATAGGGAGATTAATTTCTCCCCATTAATATAATAATAAAGAAATAATTATGAAACATATTTTAGCAGAAAATTTATCTAGATTCAAAGCAAAGAATTTAAACGAGCAAGAGAAATATCAATCTCTAGGACAACAAGGTGAAACACCAATGCTCGATCCAAAAGCAGATACAGAACATTCAGAACAAAATCTAGACCGATTAGCTAAGGTATATGAGCAAATCAAACCAAAACGTCTAGATATGAGTGAGTTTAAAAATGATGTTCGAGACCTTATTTCTATTTATAAAGATAAGCCAGACGACACGGCAAATATGACTGCGTATCATACTGCATTTAGAGAATTATATCCAACCGTCCAAACACGTTCGGACTTTAAAGGTATTAAGAATGATATTATTAGAATCTTAACGCATTTGTTAAACCACGCAAGAAGCATAACACAGGGAGATACAAGTAATTATGGGTATCGAGTACGCCCATGGCAAAAATCAAAAGGTATATAAGTAATAAAGTAAAAACAATGAAAAATATTTTAAAAGAAAACATGCGTAGATTTCATACTAAGAATCTGCCTGCAGATGTAGTTAGTTTACAAGAAAATATTTCAACAGATATTTTAAATACTATTAAAAAAGCACCGTCATTGAAAAAGTTGGGAATGATTGATGCTACAGCAGATACTGAAATAGCATATGGTAGTACTAAAGCTCCATTAACAATTTTTATTGACCCGGCTAAAACAGAAATTGATGATGTCTATTTTGATATACGAGATGCTTTGAGCAATATAATACCAGGTACTCGATTCAATGTAATGACAGGACCTACAGGTATTGGAGATCAAGAAACTGGAGCAATTCACTATGCACCAGATATCGAATCAAGTTCATCTCCTAATCAAAATCAAAAGAAATATAATAATAAAGGATTAGCTCAAAAAGCATATGACCAACTATATGATCTAACTAGCGAATTTGGCGGAGATTATCCACTAAATTATTTAGACGACAATTTACCGCAAGAATTGAATCATACAGCAGACAAATTTTTTGATGATAATGATTATTTAACACCTGAAGAAGATAAGAAACTAGCTAAAGAATTCTTGGTAATAGTTAAAGAATTAAAAGATGAACTTAAATATGGATAATATGAAACACGTATCAGGAATACTAGCAGAAAATATGAGGAGATTCGCAACCAAGAATCTGCCCGAACAAACTCAACCACCACTCGACAAAGTAATTGACATTAAAGGATCCTTGCCTTATGTTAATGTTATATACAATCACAAAGGCCAAACAGTTAACATTGATTTTGATGACTATGAGTTAGAGGATCAGGTAGACAATTATACTTGGCATGGTGATTTAATGGGTACAGATCAAAATGGCGGTAAATGGACAGTTCAGGCAGAAGCTGTTGTTATGGGCGGCGGAGATTATGAATGGGATGTAGATTGGGATACTATAGAAAATAAAGTATAATACAATAAAAAACTTAAACAATTACTTGGACTTAACGATTTAATTATCTAATATATAATTAATAAATAACATAAATTAATAACTTAACAAAAAAAAAGGACTTCAATGGGACTTAATTTAGACGCCATCAAGGCAAAACTTAATCAATTAAACAACAATAACGATCGTCGAAACAATCTTTGGAAACCAGAAGCTGGTAAGACACGTGTAAGAATCGTACCGTATGTTCATCGCAAAGATAATCCATTCTTAGAATTGTATTTTCATTATGACATTGCTAAAAGATCAATGCTATCACCGGTATCATTCGGTAATGCAGATCCAGTAGTTGAATTTGCAGAAAAACTAAAAAAGACTGGTGACAAAGATGATTGGCTAATGGGTCGTAAAATCGAACCTAAAATGAGAACATATGTTCCGGTTATCGTAAGAGGTAAAGAATCTGAAGGAGTTAAATTTTGGGGATTTGGCAAAACAATTTACACTGAATTGCTTTCAATTGTATCTGATCCGGATTATGGTGATATCACCGATCTATTAAATGGTCGTGACATCGACGTAGAGTTTACACCAGCAGAAGGTGGAGGATATCCTAAAACTGCTATTCGTGTTAAACCTAATACATCAGCGGTAACTGAAGACAAAGCAATTGCAGAAAAGATTATGAATCAGCCGACTATCACTGATATCTTCCCAGAACCAACTTATGAAGAGTTAGAACAAGCTCTTAAAGATTGGATGAATCCAGAAGACGACAGTTCAGACGTTAGCACACCATCTAGCTCAACAACAGACACATCTAGCACTGATAATGCAACTACGGAAACAAAGACCGAAGAAAAGCAAACAGATGTAGCAGCAGCATTTAACGATTTATTTAACAAGTAGGGGCTTCAATGGCAAAGAAAAAAGGCAAAAGCAAGAACGAACTGGAAGATGTATTAGCAAACACATTAGCTGATAGTATAAATAAACAATTCAAAGGACAGGCACTAAAGACTGCATTCTTTTTAGATGGAGATGATGATTCTCCTAGTAATGTGAAAGAGTGGATATCGTCTGGGTGTGATTCATTGGATTTGGCAATATCTAATCGACCAAATGGAGGATTCCCTGTTGGTAGAATAACCGAAATAACAGGGTTAGAAGCGTCGGGTAAATCATTGCTAGCAGCACATACCTTAGCAGAAACGCAGAAAAAAGGAGGGTTAGCAGTTTATATTGATACTGAGTCAGCTACTAGTTCGGAATTTTTGACTGCAATCGGCGCCGATTTGAAAACTATGTTATATGTACCACTCGAAACGGTAGAGGAAATCTTTGAAACGATTGAAACTATCGTTGACGGTGTACGTAAATCAGACAAAGACAGATTAGTAACAATTGTAGTTGATTCCATAATGGGTGCATCTACGAAGATTGAGCTAGCAGCAGAATATGATAAAGATGGATATGCAACTTCTAAATCGATCATATTGTCTAAAGCAATGCGTAAGGTTACAAATTGGATTGCCCGAGAGAGAATCTGTTTGATCTTTACTAATCAACTAAGAGTTAAAATGGGCGTGTCATTTGGTGATCAGTGGACAACAGCAGGCGGTAAGGCAATTCCTTTCCATGCATCTGTCAGACTAAGACTAAAAAATACCGGTCAGATTAAAGCAACAGTTAATGGTGCAGAGCAAGTAGTGGGTAGTAAAACCAGCGTGCAGGTAGTCAAAAACCGTATGGGTCCACCACATCGTAAGATTGATTATGAAATCTATTATGATAGTGGTATTGACAACTTTGGAGGTTGGTTGAATTTGATGAAGAAATTCAAATTGGTTAAACAAGCAGGTGCATGGTACACATTAGAAGATGTAGATCATGAAACTGGGGAAGTTCATGGAGAAATGAAATTCCAAAGCAAAGATTTTGTTAGCAAGGTAATGCAAAACCCTGAAGCAAAAGAAAGGTTATACAAAAGAATCTGCGACGCTTATATATTCAAATATCAAGCTGGTATAGACGGAGGTATCGATGATGTTGTTATCGATGAAGAAGTAATTGACGAAGAAGGATAATGAATAAGTATCAAAGATTATTCAAAGAGTTACAGAAAGAAAAGGAAACGAGCCCAAAGAATGCTAATGATCATATCATGGTATTTGACGGGCTCAATACCTTTATTAGAAGTTTCGGTGCAACTCCGGCATATAATGAAGATGGTGACCATATTGGTGGTATTACTGGATTCTTATATTCTATAGGTAAAACTGTCAGAGACTTTAAACCTAGTAGATGCGTAATTGCATTTGACGGAAGAGGCGGTAACGCTAAAAGAAGAAAGATTTATAAAGGTTA